TCTCATGTTCAGTATTTCGGTTTGCAAGGTTCTCGGCAATTGTTTGAATTTCATTTTCAAGATCTCTGATTTGTCTCTGGTTGAGGGAAATCCGAGTATTGTTTTGAGAAATGCCATGCGTTAGTTTCGTAATCTCCTTGGAAAGTGCGTTGAATTGACGCTCTCGCTCCTGTTCGAACTTGATAGTGTTTTCGAGTTCTTCGTAACCTTCTTTTAGTTCCTTTGCCTTATTTTGAGCGTCCGTAATTCTATTTAACCGAAACTCTTCTTCTATGGTCTGAGTGCAAGTAGGGCATACCGTATTTTCGGTAAAAAACTTGTGTTCTTTAGTAATTGTACTTACTCTTTGGGATAGTTTTCCTTTCAAATTGTTGAGTTTTACCAACTTATCACCAGACCCAATAAGTTCCTTTTGCTTTTCTATTTTTACATCAATATCATCTTGAATACTTTCATTATCATCCAAACATTCACCAACTTCTTTATCCAAATTGGCAATCTTTTTTTTATTGGCATTTATATTGGCATTTCCACGGTTCTCAAGTTCTTCAATGAACTCCTGTTGCATTTTCATCTTATCTCGGATTGTCTGCTTTTTTAAATCCAGAGATTTGATTTGCTCCTTCTTTTCACGAATACGATCTTTAATGATATTACTCATGGCAGAAAAGATACGAATGTCCAAAAGGTCTTCAATCACTTCACGGCGATTTGCAGTCGTCAACTGCATGAATGGAACAAAAGTGCTACTACCCAGAATTACAATCTGTGTAAAAGACTTATAGTTTAATTTAAGAATACTTTGCTCCAACACTCTCTGATTAGCACGATCATCTGCCTGCTTGTGTAGAGGATTTCCATTTACTTCAATATCAAAAATATTAGGTTTAATACCTCTCCGAACCAAATAGTCTCTTCCATTAACAACAAACTCCAACTCAACCAAACAATCTCTCTCATTGGTTGTATTAACTAGTTGTGGTTTATTAATCTTACGGAAAGGTTTGTTAAACAAAACAAATGTAAGTGCATCAAGAATCGTGGACTTACCCGCACCATTTGTCCCGATAATTAAATTTGTATTGTTTTTTTCAAAATCAACTTCTGTCATATGATTTCCAGTAGACAGAAAATTTTTCCAACGAATCTTTTTAAAAAGGATCATGTGTGCGGTTTAGGCGGAATAACAATATCGTCAGGAGTTACCACTGCATATTTGTAATTATACATCTTACACGTCTTTATTGCAAGTTCATCATCAACTTCTACAACTTCCATTTCCTTTTCATAATCAGGATCTTCTTCTAAAAGCATTGCATATCTTTCTGCATCGTCCTCATCTTCAAATAAAAAAAGAACTTTGTCACCATATGCATCTTGAACGGCATATGCTCCATCATCTTTTCTATCTTTGAGAGTTAGAAGAAACATTTTATTCTACTTCGCAGGCTTGCCTATACAAATCTTGAAAGATATTTTTGATTATGTTCTTGTCAAACTCCATTTCAGATTCTTCAATATAACGATTCAAAATTGAAAGAGTGTTTTCTTCTTCATCAATTTCAAAATCTTCACTCTCCTGAATTTCAAAATTTTCTACGATTTTCAAATCCTGGATTCCAGAAACATACAGTTTATCAATAAACTTTTCAAATGCCTTTGGATTTGATTTTTTCCTAACAATTACTTTGACAATTTTGTTTTCATATTCAGATGCATCGAACATCTGATAGGGAGTATCTTCATAGTAAATGTTATAGAATAATTTATATGGATTGTTAATTTGAGTGAGTTCTAATGTGTCCGTATCAAAAATATGAAACCCACGCTTATCATTTACATCATTCCAGAACATCTCATAAGGATTGCCTAGATAGAAGATTTTTCCGTTGTCCGATCGAGTGTGATAGTGTCCCGAGAAGACAGTGGTGAACTTCTCAAATAGTTCGCAGTCCATACCGTCTTCCATGACGTGCCCGCGATGAGCTCTGAATCCGTTAAGTTCAAGGTGCCCCATCGCACATACGCTACGTGAAGCTTTAATAGATGCGACAGTATCTTGATAATTTTCTGCATTAATCCAAGGAATAAAAAGTATATTTAATCCACCAATCTCAATTTCACTTACGCTACTGTAAGTTTTAATATTGGAGTACGTTTGTAAAAGAAGTTCTGGTGAGTTGACATCATTGGTATTTTTGTAATAACAATCATGATTACCAACAATCATGTGAGTTTCGTACTTGGAAAGAGGATCGAATACTACTCTCTTCGCCCACTCTAGCGATTGATAATCAATTGATTTACGACTATCAAAAGCATCACCCATGTGAATCACTGCTTCTACGTTGTGCTCTTCAAGAGCAGGAAAGAAAACATTTTTGTAAAATTGTTCGAAATAATCGTGTAAATGTTTTGATCCCTTTCGAGCACCGTAGTGAGTGTCCGTAATGATGGCAACCTTCATCAGCGATTCTTGTATTGGATATTATCTTTGATACTATTATAGTCTGAACTATGCCCCGAAAGCAAGCTGTCATCAACCATCATGACTTCATCAAAACCAGTGCGTTCGATGATCTTTGTTTTAATATCCAGTTGCTTCTTCTCTTTCTGAATTCGACGTAGAAAGGCGTAGTGAATAATCTGCGTAAAGTAAGCAAACGGATTCTTTGACTTCTCTGGATCGAAATTGTGAATGTATTGAACGCAATTTTCGATTCCATCAGAAATCATGTCCTCGCGGAACATATAATTGACAAAATTCGGTTTATAAGAAAGGTGAGTTGCAATCTTCAGAAAGCAATCCCCAAGATAATTTGTAATCGGTGGTTTTCCTTCCCAGTGCTTTGAGCGATCTTCTTTCAGGGGAGGACGACCATTTCTTTTAATGAAATCTGCTTCTACTTTAGATCTATAAACAATCAGTGCTTCTAGCAACTCTTTGTTATTGACGTAATGTTCTGTCTTCTTTTTAGGCATAGCATTTTTTTCATAAAATAAAGTTATAAGTATTATACCACACTTTCAGGACTTGACAACATGATGAATTATGAGTAGAATACCTTTGTTAGGGTTGAAGAGATCGCTTTAGCTTTCTTTAGTATCTTCTATATTATTATAGAGATTCTCTAGAGATTTCCTTGCTTCCTCTACCGATGAAACATAACCAATTGTAGTAGAGATGTCTACTTGATGAGAATCTTCAATAGTTTCATCACCTTCCCCTTCCAAGTATTTGGTGTATATATCGATTAACTTATTATCTTTAGATTCAGTCATAGTAACGACTTTGTCATATCTGATTACAAAAATATCATCGGTAGAGAGTTCTATCCATGGTTTAATTTTTATAATAGTATTTCCGTTATGGTGAAAAGTTTTTATCACCACGGGACTTTGTAAGATAATAACCGGATCATCATTATTTTCATCAATGGAAACTAATGAAAATATTTCCTCACCTGTTGTAAGTTTTATAATAGAGTAAAACTCTTCTCCCATTAGTTCTTTAGCGGTATGTTTACAATATCGTAGTTAAAATTCTCTTCGTTATAAACTTTAATTCTTTCTATTAGATGATTAAGTGTGTAGTTTCTCCTGGTCTTGTAGGAAATGTCGTCAGCAATGTCATAGAGAGTTGCCTTTGTCTTGTTATTTCCTTTCCTGAGCACGCGACCAATAGATTGGAGATTCCGAATTCTAGATTTGGATGGAGAAGCAAAAATAACATTATGGAGATTCTTAATGTTAATTCCTGTACTGAATGTGCCGTATGAAGCGACGATAATCGCGTTGTTTTCTTTTTCAGTGATTTCTCTTACTTTTTCTCGATCCTCTGTTGCCACACCTCCATGTACGAAGAATACATGACGATCTTCTACACTACCATTATTTATTAATTCGAATAGTGGTTGACCGTGTCCTTCAACTCTGGAGAAAAGAATTAAAGTATTTCCTTTTAAATCAAGAGCAAGATTTCTGATAAACTTATTGCGTCTTTCGTGATTAATAATATACTGAACTTCATCTTCAAACGTTTCAAACTTATGTGCTGGGTGTTTCAATAGAAGCACATTGATATCCAATGTGGCAACGTGTCCCTTTGCCATCAATTCTTCTGTTCTGATGATCTTATAAGATGGACCAAAGAGACCTTCCAGTACCCATTTGTGAGTTTGTGTCCCGTCTAAAGTACCGGTGAAACCATAACGATACTTTGCATCCGAGAGTTTTGACATTATAGATATTAATGACTTACTTTTGAACTGGTGTGCCTCATCCCCAACAACAACATTAAAACGTTCAAAATACTTTCGGGGGAGTTTGTAGATGGACTGCCAGGTAGTGATTATCACTTGGGAATCAGTTTCCCTTTCTCTACCAGCGTATATTTTGTGGCAATATGAACCTACATCCCAACCATAGTCTGCAAAATCTTTATACATCTGTTCTACTAGGGAAGTCGTCGGAACGACTATCAGAGTATTTCGTCCTCTCTCAACGTGATATCTCACAATCGAGTATATCATCAGAGACTTTCCAGAAG